GCACCACAAGGATTAGTAGCAACCATATCTCCAAACTCTGTTCCTACTTGGTTGTCTGCATTTATTCGATCTAAAAATACCATCCCAGGCTCACCATTTGCCCAAGCCCTATAAACAATAGCATTAAAAATATCCCTGGCATTTTCCCATTGTACTACCTGATTAGTGTGTGGGTCAATTAACGGGTATTCCACCCCAGTTTCAACCATAGTCATGAAATTAGAATCCACTGCTACAGAAATATTAAAATTATGTATATCCCCTTCCGTAGATTTACAGTAAATAAATTCTTTAATATCAGGATGGTAGACTGACATCACTGCCATGTTCGCCCCATCCCTTTTACCACCTTGAGTAATCATACTAGATACCCTAGATAGAGTTTTAAGCACCTCGATAGGGCCACATGCGATGCCATGTGTAGACTTAATAGCAGCCCCTTTAGGTCTAAGTTTAGATAACGCAAACCCAGTGCCGCCCCCAAACTTTTGTACCATTGCAGAATGAGTAGCTGCTTGCATTATGCCTTCCATACTATCCTCTAATGGTAATACAAAACAAGCACTTAAAGTACCTTGATTTGTTCCAGCATTCATTAACGTAGGAGAGTTAGGTAAAAACTCAAACATAGTCATCATATCATAAAATTCATTTGCTAATAAATCTACCTCTACTGGTAACGCTGCGTACCATTCAGAATCTACCCTAGCAATAGCTTCAGCTACTCTTTGAAAAAGTCCATGTGCATTCTCTATAAGATTATGATCTTCGTCTTTTAAATAGTATCTATGTTGAAGAATAATTTCTGATTGTTGAGATATCTGGGGATACATATCCGTTGCTATTGCCATTCATTTCCTCCTATCCTCTATGCCCACAAAAGAGGCACAATTTTCTTTCTGTTACCCAAAAAGAAGCAGCGCATAATGGCTCTTCACACTTGGGATTAGGTTTCTGTGGTTCCATCATTGGATTAACTGGGACTAAGCCCCCTTGAGTTAGTGTATTATAATCTGAAGACGCACCGTCTGTCAAGGTATCAATCCATTTATTTTTGACTTCCTGAACAGGACTGTCTCCTGACGTAGTATCATCAGGATACAAGTCTTTCATCCAGTCTACCACATTACCTAGATTTTGAAAACTGTTTAGTGAGCATTCATACAGAGCATATAATGCCATAGCAATAGAAAAGAAAGAATCCCCATGTCCCATAGGAGTTTCAGGAGCTTTTAATTCATTACTAACACAGAGAATCTGTCCACGTTGTCTTTCATCGGCTAACAATTTTAACCTTCCAGAGTGGACATATTGCTCAAATACTTGTGCCATTGTGTTCTTGGACTTTGTGGTAAAGTGCATTGGATACCATACTTTACTTAATCCACGGTCTTCTAATTCACCCCTAGTGTTATCTATATACCCCCTTAAAATATGAAATTTTTCCGCTACGTTATTTAGGTAGTCAATCTGATCTGAATAAGACCATCCGTCTAACCAAGACTGATGAATTTGTTCTATTCTATCTCCTATCTTTCTAAAGATAACTAAGTGAGATGGATGACGTTTTTTACCTATATCAAATCCCGCAAATAAATCTTCCTCTTCTACAGGTTCATAGGTTTTATTAACAGGATGATTGACTAATGTAGAGTCTTCACAATTTATAATATCGGCACCGTCAAAATAAGCTTCCGTAGCAAAATATGGTTGCAACAAAAACTCAGAAGCAAAGGCTTTAGGTCTAGCTCTTTGTTGTTGCAACAACCAGTTTTCATCATAGACTTCAGGCATTAATACTCTACGACCAGGAACGGGGTCTAGAGCAGGAAGAACTCTAGACTTAAAACGGTCATCCTTTTGCAAAACTGTTAACAAATCTCCTGGCATCATAGGAGTACCTAGTACAATAACAGGGACTCCTTTCAAAGGAATGAATAAAGACTCAGTTAAGAAATGGTCTTCTACCTTAGTTAACTGGCTAAGGTTCAAAGGGTTCTCAGGGTCACGCAATACGTCATCAGCAATCAAAGCCCCATTCACATGCATACCCCGCTTAAATGAAAAAAGACCGCCGTGTGCTATTTCCATAGGCTTCTTATTAATGTGATACCTAAAGGAATAGTCAGCCTTAGGGGAACGACTTTTCATCCATTGAGTTAATACGGGGTTTCTTTGAACAGCCTTATTAATTTCAGATATGTGGTACCTAGACATTAAATCACTGTAAGATAAATACAATACAGAACAATCTCTAGGGGCTTTTAACAATCTCCAAACACTGAAAGCATGTCCTAAAATAGTACTCTTGAAATGGAACCGGGGAAGTATAGCTACATAGTTCATCCCTGTTTCCAAGCATTCTTCTATGTCTTCAGCCAATAGGCCCACATGCCATGCTTTAAAATATTCAGGATTATCATAACTTAGACTCCATATATCCCGTAAAAATTCCCAAAAGCTGCCAACTTTTATAGAATTATGAGTAGTTAGTCCCTCTGCTAATTGAGAAAAAGCATCACTAAATGTAGTAATATTATTGTTAGTCATTGCTCTCCTGAATTTGTATTAAAGCTTTCAATTTAAAGGCTATGCGTTGTAAAACATCGGAATCAGTTATTTCTTCTACTAAGACACTCATAATATCTTGAACAAATTGAAGATTAATCATCCCTTCCATAACAGTTCGTTCACCCTTAATTCCTAAATCCAAGGCTCTAGCCGCCTCAAAAGGTCTATCAAATAGATGCCCCTCTAATTCGGCAGAAGCCTTCTTCCGTAATTTTTCATAGTCAGTTAGATGTTCTTGTTGTAATCTAGCGAACCGTTGAGTTTCAGTTTCTTTAATAACAGCTACAGCATCTGCCCTAGCCACCTGTTTAGTATCTTTCCATTTATATTGTTTCACCCATGCATAAATAGTAGGAACTTTAACGTCTGTAGCAAAGGACTCAAACAACATTTGAGAAATAACAGGTACTGTCTTTCCTTCCATGAATAATTCCATAGCTTTCATTCTAACTTCTTCTGGAATAACTTTAGGCATTCTATCCTCCGTGAATACTGTTAGGATCTAACCCGCCATAACCAGCATCTGATACATGCTGTGAATCAATGTTACCACCCCACGGTGAACCATCAGGTTGCAAAAACTTAGAGAAGTCAACATGCCCTGTTATTCCTGTATTGCATGTAAAGCAAGCAGGAACCTTATACTTCTGACTACCCGATACTATTGTCTTAAATCTAATAGCAATCTCGTCGGGTCTTCCACATAACCCCTTCATTCCAGGGTCATCTTTAAAAGGGGTATAGGCCCGATTCTTTAGGATGGTCTTAAGAGTACGCTCTGCTCCAATTTGTTGGTTCCATTTACAACCGTAATATTCACACCAAACAAGCTTGGAATACTTAGCTTTTAGTTCCTCTTCTGTCATACCTTCAGGAAGTTTATCTTCTTCTGTAAGAACTTGTTTCGTTGGTTCAATAAAGTCTACTCGTATTTTGTCTTTGTTTACTCGCTGTAAGCTCATTCTTCCCTCCTTTTTCTCCATAAAGCAATACATGCTGCATCAGCCCAATCCTGTTCTACAAATAACTCCCCCCATTTATCCACTGCAAACTCTTTTATATCTTTCTTATTAGCGTTTCCCTTTCCTAGAACATGTTTCTTCCAATGACGATTATCAACTGAAAGACACTTCACCTCATTAGTAGCACAGGCTAAACGGACTCCTCCAACTACAGAAGCTATTTCCATAGTAGACTTAGGGTTCTGGATAAAGATAGCTGACTCGACAGCAGCTTCAGTCATTACTTTTATTTTACTCAAATCTTTGGCAAACTGTAACGAAATTTCTATAAATCGGGTATCAAATTCTAAATCTGAACTACGCCATTTTAACATGGCTAAAATCTTCTCCGTCTTGTCTAACCATACTCCATGAATTGCTCTAGAGGAACAATCTAATCCTAAGTATACAGGAGAAGTTACACACTTAAATATTTTAAATGCCTCTTTATTCCCCGAAATCATATTCTACAATGCTATCCATAGTTTCAACACAGTCCTTTAAGTCTATCACAGCTTTCCGAACTGTGTCAATATCTTGAACAAGCACTCCATAATGAATGCCTTTCAATATAATTTCTGCCTGGGCTATTAAATCAAGTAAAATATGCTCATCCATATTACACCTTCCTATACTCTGTTTCCCATTCAAAATTGCCATCCATCCCCTTAGAGACTAGTTCATAGTCTCCGAACAATGAGGGGTATCTATCTTTTAATATATCACCAATTTTATTGAATACTAATCTTATTTCTTCTTCTGCATGTTCATCAGTCCTCATTTCAATTATATGCCTAGCAGCCCTTATATTACACGACCATCCTATATTAGTAGCAAGTCCAATAGGAGCTACTCTTCTAGCTGCTGAAGTGTAATACTTCTTTTTAGAGAACGGTAAAGAATCAAAATCTTTTCCCTCTATAGCTTCTGCCCGTTCTATCAATCTGGTGTATTGAAGTTCTAGATATTCCCACGTTTCTTCAAAAATATCTTGGGAATAGGAATCCTCCTCATATGCTTGAGGTATCCATAGACCCATATCTTCTAACCTAAGGAACCTTAGGCTCTCCTGAGATATGGCAGTACCTACTCTGTGCCTTACAAGCTCATGAGTGACCACCCTACTAACATCACATATCATGAATGATACCCACCCATGTTCAAGGACTGACCCATGTCCAATATTAATAATGTTATTCAAATATGCAGCATTGTTCTGTCGTACCTTAGTAATATTTGGATTCAACTCCGTGCCAAAGGATTTATAGCAACCTCGACCCATGATTTCAACTAGCTCTTCACAATCATTTACAGTAGTTGATGACCATCCCGCAGCCCCTATATGGTCTAGATACTTATATAAATCAAAATGACTTACCCTAGGTTCTGCGATTAAAAATACTTCTGGTTCTACTCTATGCATTGTTACCCCCAAAAGTTCTCAAAGAAACTACCCTAGAAACGGTCTGAAACCCTTGAGCATACGCTTCTTTCAAACCAGTAACCTTTCTATGTATGGCTTCCTGTTCAATAATATCTCTACGTAATTCTTTTAAGGCTTCGTATTTATCTAGTACTGCCCCCCGTAATTCATTCTGAGTAAGCTTTTTCTTTCCCGCTTCTTCTCGTTCTTCAGCCAATCTATAAATAGCAGTAGAATAACTTTCAGTAAAAGCAGCATCCAAGGCATTTTTAGTTGCTTCAATATCTGCTAGTTGGGTTTCCAAATACATTTTAATTCCCCCATACATAGTAAGAAACTGCTCTAGTTTTTTATTGTCTGCATTCATTAGATTAGGGAAATCTAAATTCTGGTCAACTGCTAATTCCTTTCCAATAGAAGGTACCATTAACTCTTCAATAAATTTATCCGCTTGGCCTATGGCTTTAAAGGGACTCCATTTACTATCACGCTTCTCTAGTTTTAATTGGGTCATGACACTCCTTTACATTGACAATACTTTAATCCTGTACACCTAAGGGGTGTATCAGTCAATCCCATTATAGTATAACATCTCTCTTGTATCTGTGCCCACACATTAGGATCATAATTTACAGCAAAAGCTTTTACTTCTTGGTTGTTCTTATTTTCATACAACACAGAACCATGCTCAATTTTAGAGAGATGTAAATAAATTTGAAGCTGGATTAAATGGTCAGCTTTAGGCTTATCTAAGAGGGCTTTAAATCCTCTATCATTAATAGATTTCAATTCCACTACTGAAAGTTCATGCTCCTTATGTTTAATCACAAAGTCCATACGTCCAGAAATTACTGGGTCTTCACAACGTACTACCCTTTCTGCCCCAAGTAAAATATCCATGTCTGCAAAGTATTTTTCATACCTATGCCCTAAAGCATCCCCACAATCAAAAATACGTTGAAGAGTAGGCTCTATAAATTGTTGTGGTAACAATCCATTATAGGCTAAGTACAGCATTCTATTACAAGGGTTACCTAGATTAGATGGATAAAATGCTCCTTTATTAACTCTTGTATTCGTATGCCCTAAATGTTCATTTAAGGATGCTAATATCCATTCATCTTGATTAATAGCTTGGGTCAGTTTTGCAGGTTTTTTTATAATTTGTCTAACACCTGACATAATTCCTCCATAATTACATGAACATCTGTTGCCGAAATATGTACTAC